TCGTTTTCTCCTATACTGATGTGACCAGTAACAAAACCATAAGGTCGTTTGATGTCTTTGTAATGTCCTGATGTTATTAGTGTACAATATTGGGCCCACGTTGTCAAGTCATAAAACCAAGGAAGTTCATTTATTATTGCATCTGATAAGTCGGCATCTTTAAAAACGTCTAGGAGCTTGAAATGCCTGGACTTTCTGCGCTCTTCTGGGGGGAGTTTCCTGCTCGGTATTTTCTCTCCTTCAAGTGGAGGATAATATGAGCGAGAGTTGGACTTAATAATATTTCTTGCTCGGCGCCACTCGGCAGTGTCGAAAGTAAAACTTAAAGGAATCCCGTCGCACACCGTCTTTCCTCCGTAAGAAAAGTAATAAGATTTAGAGGTACTTAATTTGCTCTTTGCTTTTTTAACTTCTTGGAGATCGCACAGACCGAAAGGAAAGCTGACGTAGTATCTATCGGGGATTAACCAGCGGCCTAGGCGCCTACAAATCCAATATGCAACATTTGCGCCGTGGAGGATAGACCAAGCATAACAGTCGTACTTATCTCGATGTTTTGGTTCAATGGGCACGTAGTAAATAGGAATAGAGACGTGGTGCTCTTTGGGGTAGTTTACGTAGCGGCCTTTTTCGATCGTATACAAATCTTCTGTCCAGTCTCCTACCCTGTGTTTAATCAGCGGGGCGATATCATCATTGCACACTATCCATATAGATTCACATCCCGCATAAGAGCACTCAGCGACAGCAGCCTCGATCAGGTTAAAATCAGGGGCCACGGGCATGAATACGTCATGCCCCGGAAGACCAAACTCTCCCGACGAAGCAGCTACTGGTACGATGCCGGCGAGATGAAACGAATGAGGGTTTTGAGCTGCTATGTCCATGAGTTGGTTATATTAAAAAAATTTATGTTAGGGGGCAGATCGCTACTCTGTATAAATTCTTTTTTATTTTTATGAAGAACTCGCCGATCATGCTCCAGCACAAGATTAAGATAGTGAGTCTTTTCTCCAAAGCTACGCCGAGGGCCACGCAAGCCGTTCTCTTTAATAAGCCTCATCGTGGCCATCTTGGCTGCTGTTTCAGAATATTCAAATTCTTCAAGCCGATGAGGAGATATGTAAGATTTCGTATAACAATCTTTAAAAGAGCCATCGTTACCGTCTTTTCTTATCGAAGGATAAAAAACTACCTTTCGAATAAAGTCTGTGGGGGTTAAGATCTTGCACGCAGGTTGTTTAGCGCCTCGCTTGATATCAAACCAATCATATACAACATATTCCTCTATTTTTTCCTCCACTGGAATTCCTTCTATTAAATCCATATCATATATATAAAGCTGTTCAAAATGTATTTTAATCAGTCTGTGGAACTCTGTTATAACGTTAGCTGTGCTGTTTTCGATACGAATGCTCTCTATTGTGGAAGGGATCGGCGTGAGGCCTCGCATTCCCAGATCAAATGTCAGGCGATACCACTTATCTTCGCGCTCTTTATGCTCCACCGGGTGCGGTGTTGTAGCACCATTGAGGAGAAGCATTGCATTCTGTGTTTCGGCAAACTGAAGAGCTTCTAGGCTGTATCCGATGACGAGCTTTTTTGTGTTCAACTCTGGTGCTTTTATGATAAGGCCCCGATCACATAGTTTTCTTTAACCACTGTAAAGGTCTTGCCATTGTACTCAATATCCCGAAGCATCTGGGCCTCTACAACGAGAACGGACCCCGGGGTCCATGGCGCCGCCATCGAGGCACCCAAGACCCTCACAGCGGCAAACGGCTTTTCTGCCGATCGGTAATTCTGGGGGAGCAATACTCCCGTTTCTTCTTTGTCTTCTGTTAACACTTCTACGTAAAGGTGGTTATTTACCGGTGTGAATCTCATTTACTCTCCAAATCTTCTATCGCTGCTTTAATTGCCTCTTCGGCTAAAACCGAACAGTGTATCTTAACCGGAGGAAGCGATAATTCCTCCACGATGTCTGTGTTCTTAATATCGGCCGCTTCTTTTAGGGTTTTACCCCTTATCCACTCTGTTGCCAGAGAAGAGGCGGCGATGGCGGATCCGCACCCAAAGGTTTTAAACTTCGCATCGCATATGTGCCCCCCCTCATCCGCTTTAATCTGTAACTTCATAACATCCCCGCATTCGGGCGCTCCTACAATGCCGGTGCCAACGCTTGGATCTTTTTTGTCTAGAGAACCTATATTACGCGGGTTGTCGAAATGATCTATAACTTTTTTTGAGTATGCCATAATTTTCTCCTATACTAATTAGCCGCATTTGGCATAACCACACGCTTTACAAGTAATACATCCTTCAACATACACGAGTCCTTCGGCTTTACATTCCGAACAAACCTTTTCAGAAGCGTTAGCTCCATTGATAATATATCCTTTCAAAACTCTAGAAACGCCCTTGGCAAAACTAAATAAATCCGCATCGCGATCCTTTTGTAATTGTTCCACCACGTACTGAATATTTGCTCCGGTTCGGAGCGCTAGCGAGATCATCCGAGTGAACGCTGAATGGTTTGGGTTGTCAAATGCTTTTACCAGATCTTTTACTATTACCGTATCACCATTTGTTCCGATCTGCAAGTCATAAACCGCATTCATTGTTTTTCTTGGGTGTTTGACCAAAGTTCCCTTAGCCTTGGCGCGAGGAATCTCAATAAGATTAGAAAGACCCCCCATAACTTCGTAGGGCTTGCCGTCCATTAGACCTACCATGATTACCCACTTCTCTCCTTGTATGGTGGTATGATGGATATTACAGGGAAGCTCAAGCGGCCGCTTGGGCGCGGTGTGGTGTGGAAATCGTTCCTTCCCCTTCTCCACCAGGACGCCTGATCGAGATCCATCAACGTATACCGTAATTCCTTTAAGGCCCTGTTTCCACCCTTCCATATAAATATCAGCCACAACCTGTGGGTCGGTGCCTTTGGGAAGATTAATAGTAGAGCTGATGGAATGGTCGATACTTCGTTGGATTGCTGCTTGCACCTTAACGCGTTTTGTCCATTCAATGTCGTTCGACTCTACAAAAAAATCAGGCGCCACGTCCCCCCCAAACAAATCAAGATACTCACGAACATTGTGGTGAAACACTCTATATTCTAACCACTTGTCTCCCAAGTCGTCAGTGTAATCGGCTTCAAGGTCTTGTTCGTTGTGTGATAGTTTACGTCGACGAATATAAAGGTTTCTGAACACCGGCTCTAAACCAGAGGAAGTCTGGGACATAATGGAAACCGATCCCGTAGGGGCGTTGGTTAAAATAGAAATATTACGGCGCCCAAAAGTCTCAATTTTTTCGGACAGATTTTTTGGGAGCCTTTTGATATATGAGTTATTTTTCTCTTTTTGCCAGTCAAATACCGGAAAGGCGCCGCGTTCTTGGGCTAGGTATACACTCTCCAGGTATGCCGTATCGCGGAGTGTTTCGTAAATCTTTTCGATAATTTCAATCGCCTCGTCAGAATCGTAGGCCAGGTTGAGGCGGGCCACGGCGTCGGCCAATCCATGAGTGCCCAGGCCGGTACGACGACCATTCACGCATGCGCTGTATAAATTACTCCATAAATCCTTCTCGCTGCTGGTGTCACAGGCTTCTTTTATGGCTTCCAGTTTTTCCAACTCAAGTTCCACCAGATCATCTGACAGCCGCATGCCTACTGAGGCAATCTCTTTAAGTTTATTAAAATCAAACACGGCCTTGTCGCTGAACGGATTACGCACCAAGTGTTTAAGATTTAAGGAAATAAGGCGACAACTATCGTACGCCGACAGGGGTATTTCTCCACACGGATTGGTCGTAAGTGTTCGAAATCCCTCATCTTTATAGCACTCCGCNGGTAAATTATTAATNATGTTGTCCCACATAAGGAGCCCTGGTTCTGCTGTCGCTGTCGCTGATTTTACTATCTCATCCCACAGATCCGATGCTCGGATCTCCTGTGTGTGAGTGGGGCTCTCGGAATCAACCGGGAACTGCAGGGTAAATGACTTCTTATTCTCAACCGCTCTCATAAAAGAGTCGCTTATTTTCACCGAGACATTTGCGCCCGTTACTTTCGCAAGGTCCTGCTTCATGGTGACAAACTTTTTTATATCGGGATGACGGACGTCCATCGAAATCATAAGCGCGCCACGTCGGCCATTTTGACCTATCATGCGACAAATATAAGAATAGAAATCGGCAAACGACCATGCTCCCGTGGTGGTGCGCGCGGAGTTATTTACTTGAGCGTTTTCGGGTCGCAAATTAGATATGTCGAGGCCAACTCCACAACGACGTTTAAATAAATTAGCCAAATGTTTTCCGGCATCAACAATTGAGCTGATATTATCATCGGGTGATTCAACGACAACACAATTGGATAAAGACACGTTAACATAATTATTTCCTATTCCCATCATCGGAGAGCCCTGTGGCACAATGTACTTGAAGTTTTTAAAGTAGGAAAAAATCTCTTCCTCTGTTAAGGCATGCTCGCCCGCGAGTTCGCTGAACTTATCTTCAATGCGCGCGAATTCGCGCGACATGCGTACATGCATATCGTGCGGAGTCTTTTCTACAAAGCTCCCCTCGTTATCCCGCATGCAATACTTGGTCATAAAAACGTTGGTAGCTAGCTCGTCGCCATTAAAATATTCTAGAGTCGCTTCTCGTGCTTCTTCTTCTGTGTACATTTTATCTGCTCCCGTCCTTAAACTTCTTATACTTCTCTGCTAGTTTTTGTTTCTGAGCCTGGGGGCTTACCTCAACCTCTTCATCCGCGGTAGGTTCTAATACTTTTATAGACACGGTACTGGTATCCATAAAGAGAGGGTATATTATGCCATCAGGGCCGTTACGATTTTTAGCAATAAATACTCTTCCTGTATTTCCCAGCTTGTCGTCGGTTGTTCTAGAGATGCTGAAAATAAAGTCCGAGACAAAGCACTTGTTAAAGGCCTCCGATATAGATTCCATCGTTATGACCTCAGCGTTGAGTCCTGATCGGTTGGTCTGGGAAGCGGTCCATATGGGGCACTTATATTCTTGCGCCAGGCCGCGGAGTTCTTCGTAGATAGATTCGAGTTCATTACGCTTCTCCCTCTGGGCGGTTACGGGCCGCAGAAGATCGGCATAATCTACTATGATCATGTCAATAGGGATGTCCTTCATGCGTAAGCGTTCCAGGTGTGTTTTAAGGGTATGAGTTGATGCCGACTTGGTAGGATATTCTTTGATGATCAGGCGCCCCTCAATATTTTGCACCTCTTCATAGATCTTTTCTTTAAATGTCATCAGATCGCCCAACTCAATGCGCGTTAGACAACTATCGTACCGGGAACCTACCACCGTATCTTGCAACTCCAACGTATAATGAACTACCGTCTTGCCCTCCTTAAGCGCCTGGGTTCCCAAGTGTACCAGGGCCATCGATTTGCCGGCACCTGTCGGGGCTATCACTACGCCCAGTTCCTTTTGTCCGAGGCCTCCCTGACAGATATCGTCTATGAGAGGCCACCCCGTAGTGACGGGGTTCCTAAACCGAGGTCTAAAGCGTTCTTCGAAATCTTTCTTCCAGTCATAGCCGCCGTTATTGTCTGCGCCGAGCTTGAGTGATTCGTTGATTACTATTGCTATCTCATCGAATGAAGAACTCTTCAATAGCCCAATGGATTTTATCATGGCGGATTTAAGATTCTGTTTGCGACAAAAATCGAGAGCAGTGTCTTTAATGTACTCTTGGTTTTCTAGACGAGTAGACATAACGCGAGCATAGTATTCTCTCACCTGCTGTTGAGTCATTTCATTTTCGTCATCTATGCCCGAACGCAGAATGGTGCCTAGAATTGCTCTAGAAGGATGGACGCCATATTTCTGTCTGTATTGAAATATTACTTTGAGGAAAAGTTTTAAGTAGCGAAGCTCCAAGAAGTTAACATCTAAAACCTCTTCTATCTGATCAGCAAAGGGACGATCGTCCAGAATAACCACACACAGTTGTTCTTGAAACGATTTACCATAACGAGAAAAGGTAACCTTCTCTTTTGATTCCATGCCCACCTCTCTCTGATTCTACTAGCTTTTGAGCGCTTTGTCAATGGCAAATCGGTTCATAGTTGCAAATAAATCGTTCCAGTTAAAAACCCCGAAACCATCTTCGTTCATCATCTTGATGAACTCAGTTCTATTGAACTCGTATCCCAAATTATCAAATACATAATCGACCTTCTGTCTGCTTTGTCTAGAGAGGTTGGGATCGTATAACTGCATCAACTTGTAGTTCCTTATAATTAGGTTTTTGTTCTCCGTAACGCGGTCAAAAAATACTACTTTTCCTTCGGCTTTCTCACAAAAATCTATAACCTCTTGAAATGAATACTCTTTGTCTTCAAATAAAAATGGTAATCTTTTTTTCACGGTAGGTAAACCTGCGCCCCCGATGCCCTTAAGGTTATCAGATTTGTCTCCGGAGATGGCCCGGGCGAGCGCAAAGTTGCGAGGATGAATACCATAAGTCTCCAAAATATTCTTCGTGGTGAGCACTTCTTTCTGGATGGGCCGAAACAAAACTGTCTCGTCATCGCACAATTGAATGAAGTCTTTATCGCTGGATACTATTACCTTCTGCCATCCCTTAAACTTCTCCGACTGAACGATATAGGCAATCACATCATCTGCTTCTACCTCGGGAAACATAAACTGTGGAATGGGAAGTTCGTTAAG